TCTTATAGCTTTTATGTTTTCATCTATTCTAGCCATAGATATAGCTTGTTGTTGAGTAGACCTTTCTGTAGCTTGTACTCTAAGCTGTAGTTCCATAAGGTCTTCTCTGTTGTTTTCTATGTCTGACATCATCATAGATACAGTCCATACTATAGCCGCACCTTGTGTCATAAGACCTAATATTAAACCAATAGGTACAGTTTTAGATAAGTGCCAGTCTGTTACTGTGTTAGTACTCATGGTGCAAAAACACCCACGTATTGTTTACTATCAACTTGTCCTCCACTAGATATAACTCTAACTTCTATATTAAAACCTGTAGTTGCTTGGCTCGTAACTGATGCAACCCTTGCAGTTCCTCCACTACTATCAGTACAAAAAACCATGTAGTCAACTGAACTTCTTGGAGTTGTAAACGTGAGGCTATAATTACCCGTGCCTGTCCTATTAATAGAAGAGAAGCCTGTCTGAAAGAGTGTAGTTACAGGGTTAACTGAGGCATCATCAAAACTAGCATTTGCAATCATAGTCATTTGTGATGTAGGTAGGTTTGCATCTATAGCAGATTTAAGTTTAGCAGGAGATACTAAACTCTCTGTTGTACCTGTTGCAGTCTGCCATACGTTAGTAGCCTGAGTTCCTAGCAACCCTGTTTCAACACCAAGTGTATCAACTAATAAAGTACCATCAAGAATCCTAAAGGTATCAGTATTTTGATCGAAGTAACCCATACTAATCCATTGGTCATTTCCCTCATTTCTCATCTTTAGTATATTATTAGGACTATCATACCATAACATACCAATGTAGGTAGGACTAGGTTCAATGCTACCACTAAGGGTACTACCTAATGCTTTTAGTGCGTTGTTTAAGTCTTCCCTAAAACTAGGAAAGGCTTGGTCTTCTATAGTTAGATCGTGATATGGCATTATTAGTATTCCTCTACATAGGCTGTCAGCAAAGTAACAGACGGGGTTATTTTATTGCTTGAAGATGTAAGTTTAACTTTAAACCTAAATGCTCTTGCACTAAGGTCTGCGACTTTAATTGCTGTATAAGAAGACCAAGTAGGAGTTCCATCTGGATCATCTTGCGTTGTTGATACGAGAGTTATTATGTCAGTATAAGCAAACTGATCATTACCACCATCAAATAACCCAGCGGCATCATCAAACTGTCCACCAGTACTATCAAAACTTCCAGCATCATCGTCATGTCTTACTATTGTAGCACTTACATATACTCTACACCTAGTAACACTACTGCCAGATGTCTCTATATGACTACTAAATAAGTACTCACCCTCAGAAGGAGAGGTTAAATAGTCATCTAATCTTAAACTGTTACTAACAACCTCTGTATTAGTTTTAGAGCCTGTAAAAGTAGGACTGTCTGTCAGTGTTGTTGACTGGCTTAGAGGGGCTATATTAGCTATCGGCACGACTACAGAGGTGTAGTCAAGAGATCCTTGACCAGATTTATCATAAGCTCTAACTAAGTATGTACCTGATCTAGCTGGAACTGATACGCTAGAAGCTGGTCTAGGCACTTTATCTACGTAAGTTAGAGAGTTAGCCCAAGTAGACCCTGCAATTTCAGGAGAGTATCTTATTCTATAGTATGATAAATCAAGATCTGGTATAGCTTCCCAGTCAAGAGTAATAACAGAGCCATTAACTTCTGCTACAAAACCAGTTACATTTGATGGGGGAGCTAATCCTGCGGAAGCCGCTACCTCATTATGGTAGTACCACTCCCCCTTAATTCCAAAAGTATTAATAGCTCTAGCTCTAAAGTCGTATAATCCATCTTCAAGGTCCGTAGCTTCAAAAGCACCAATCTGACCAGTTCCTAGAGTAATCCAGCTATCTGTATCGGCAGAGGATAACTTAAACTCACACTCTACATAATCTATTCTTTCACTAGTAGAAGAGGTTACAGTAAGAGTGATAATATTAGTGAGCTTTTCACGTATAATTTGAGTTCTAGCAACTACTGTCAAGCCTACCGAGGGAACGAAGAATGGAGATATTAGTGAAGTGTTGTCTCTTATGTATTGTACACTGTCATCTACTTCATCAAATACAGATTCAGCAGTCTCACGTAGTGTCATTTGTGTTTGTAAATCTAAACCGTCTGTAAGACCAAACGACCAGCTAACAACTTCAAACTCTTTTCTATTGTCACCTTCTTCTGTAAGAGTCCAACCAAACCTTTCGTTAGATATTCTTACGTTGTCACCAACCTGTAACCCTAGAGTCCTAAGACCAAAACTAGCATTAACTGTAAGCTGTTGTCTATTACGCTCCAAGGAAATTAAACCAAGTCTTCTAGCTTCTATATAGTTGTCAGTAAACGCCAAATCTACATCGGCTACAGATTCTTGACCCCCATCAGCGACTAGATATGCAGTGCTAGTTACTTGTGGGTAATCTGTTACTTGCCAATTACTTTCTTCACCTCTAAACGTCCCTTTAATAACATTAAAGTTATCTCTTCTAGAGTGTCTAGTAGAAAGAGATATACCAGACCTTAAATCGTCTTCGTTTAGATCCATTACTGTATCAGTCCAGTAAGCAGACTTCATACGCCACTTACCTTGAGCATACCACAAAGATCCACCCATAGACTTAAGTAACTCACTCATCATATCATAAGGTGTAGATGCAGTGGTAAATGATCCGTTACAAGTATATCTAGTTGTACCAGCAATAGTATTAGTTTGGTCACAGATATTAGCTGAACTAATAACAAGTGTGTCGTCTATATTAACTATGTCTTCTTCTAGACCATACTTACTTGTAAGGTAGTCTCTTAAGCAGAGAGCAGGGTTATCTGACCAAACTGTAGTACTAGTACGAGGGTCGTATAACTTCTTACCTTTTACTAAAGCAGTTATAACAGGTATACCATTAGGGAAAGCATCCGCATTAAACTTAAGTCTAACATACATATATGCTACACCACGTAGTCTATGCTCGTTACCCCACTTAGTAGATTCTTCAACTAGGTCAGCATCTGCTAACTGATCTGTAGAACCGTTGTGAGTATTAATCCTAACTAGTCTCTCTCTCATTGATGCAAGAGCAACTAAAGCAGGGTATACACCACCACCTACTAAAAAAACCTGTAGTTCTTCATACGTTGGGAACTCAGTGCCAACTCCTTCAGGTAAAAGTGAGTAATATCTACCTGACTGAAAAGTAGACTCTGGAAAAGACCTAGTTTTTTTATTATAGTTTTCACTAACTAAGTATCCACCAACTGTTGCAGAGATTAGATCGTCATTAAGATAGAAGCCATCAAAAGACTCTACCTCGTGTCCAGCTACAGCAATTACTCTATGTAAGAATGTATTATTGTTACCTGTAGCTTCATCAAATACTATAGCCCCACCAACTTTCATTTTACCATATATAATCTGATGGTCTTGAGCAGGTCCAATGGAATTAGTGTCATAACCCCTATTAGACCCAGATATAGAAGGCTTAGGTGCAAGAGCTTGCATAGCCGCACCAAGAGCCGCAGTAACTAAGAAGTGTCTCAAAGCACTGCCTAGAATATAATTACCTGCATTAGCCGCTAATGTACTAAAACCAGCCGTTAAAAGTACCCCTGTTACTGCCGCCATTTTACAATACCTTCTCGAATTTAGTTTCTATCTTACTGTAACCTAGCCTATCTAGTATAGGATCTATAGGATTAATTTCAGTAGTAGTAACGTGCATAACTTTTATGTTGTCTTCTTTTAGACACTTCTCAGAGAACTTAAATAGCTTGTAGCCTGTAAAGCCTTTTCTATATTCTTTATCTAAGTATATTATATCTACAACACCTTGTACTAAACCTTTGTTGTGCAGACTAGGTATTAGTAGTACGACGAAATAACCTACTAATAAGGTATCGTCTCTAACTGTAAATATCCTGAGCATATCAGAAGACTCTACTTTGTAGTATGCCCCCCAATCAGGATCTAAGGCTCTCGTAGACTTACTATGTTCTATTTCTAACCAGTCTTTTTCTAGTAGAGGTTTTATGTCGTCTTCTACTTGACTAAGAAACTCTTGTTGATAGCTAAGTACCACTCTTACGACCCCATGATATTTGCTTATCTTGCATACTCTCTACAAAGTCAAACCCTTGATCGTTCTTGTAAAGAGACTTCTGATAACCAGATGTAAATCTAGCTACTCTAGCTCTCTCAAGATCAACTAACTTATTTTCTACTTTAAGTTCTATAGTAGAAGTTTCAGATTCTTCTTGTATATTCATTTGGTCCATGTAACCTGAGAATATCTCATTAAATTGGTTTGAGCTACCCTGTAAGATAATTTTAGATCCGTCTTCTAGTAGTATGTAAGAGCTGTCTTCTTGCAGTAGGTTTCCATCAGAAACTATAAGTGTACCAAAGTATATATTACATACACGACCTTGATATGGTTGACCAAGAGCTAGTGAAATGACATTACTAGGTATGCCGTTTAAAGTTACAGTAGCACCCTTAACAGCCATCTCAGATGTTTCTTCTATTGTGGATATGTTAAGTAAGTCTCCTGCTCCTACCCACTCAGTTCCATCTGCTAAGATAAGAGTTCCTTGACCAGTCCACATTCTTAGTGTGTTCTCTCCATCAAACTTTAGCTCTACAGCGAAGAAAGGTCTAACAACATCTTGTGAGATACTTTGTACAGTATCGGGTATTAAATCTCTTGACATTTTAAGTTACCTTTTATTATTAAACTACTGTGAACACTGCTCCAGCAGTCATTCCATTAAGTACAGATTGTGTAAAGCTGTTTGTGTAAGTACCAACATCTGGTGAATAAGTGTGTGCTGTGTATTCTCCTGTTGAAGCATCTTCGTTTATTACTTCTGTAGCGTTACCTACTAGAGATGAAGTCCAAGCAGTACCGTTACGAGCTTGACAACCATACAAAGCAAATCCGTTATCTGGAACTGTTAGTGTTATATTCATTGCTGTAGTTTGATGCGCAACCACCACAGGATTCCCTGACATTGAGATTGTCCCTAATGTTCTGTAAGCTGATACTGCATACCCAAAAGAGTTAGAAGACAAGCCGCTTGCTACGATAGTCCCAGTAGCCCCTGTAGGCACTGCGGCGGTATGCCAAACAACATACTTGTTTACAGAGGAGTTATTCTGTCTTTCAAACCCTATTTGAGTAGCTGTAACACCACCAATAGTCATAGTAACTGCGGAAGTGTTAGTGTTATTTGTAATGAAAGTACTCATAACAATTATGTTTCTGTTTGCGTCTGCTGTACCTAAATCTACAGAAGTAAATGTGTTAGTGGTTGAGCCAGTGCTATTAGAAACTTGCTCTCCTGTGAAAGTAAAATCTAAAGGGAAACTACCAACACACATCATTAATCTCTTAGCTAGTGTCAAGACATATCTCCTACAGAAGCTCCATATAGAGTTGTTCCTACTTTCCATAAGACGACTACAGAGTAATCTGTTGTAGCTAGTGTAGGTGCTGAACCTCCTGCCCACTTCATAGTAGGCCATGTAATACCATTAGCTGAACCATCATCTATCATAAGTGTCATACTCTCTCCCGCACTGAAAGTTTCAGTAGGAGTAGAAGCACCTGATAATGTCCAAGTTTGTATGCCACCATTAGCAGGATCAAGAGCAGGGGTTGTACCTGTTACTGTAAAGACTGTTTCTGTTAAGTTAGTAACAGAAGCTGTGCCTGATACTG